AAAGGTCGTAATAGTGTGACACCACCATTTGTTTATGTTCAAAAACAATTATTAGTACCTTTAGCAGAACGTGTAGAAATATTTATTAAGTCACAATATAAAGTTGCGGGACGAAGACATACGGCAAGCGAACCATTAAAAGATTTAAATGACCCAAAGAAGATTGCACTTATTACATTAAAAATAATTATTGATTGTATTGCGTCACATAAAACATTAGCCCAAACAGCACTACAAATAGGAAGTATGATTGAAGTTGAACTTCAGAACTTAATATTTAAAGCTAAAGAACCTCACCTTCACACAGTCGTGTTAAGGGATTTGATTAAAAGAACAAGTAATGTCAAACATCGTAAACGAGTTTTTGCACATACCCTGAACAAGTACAAGGTTGAAGTTGATAAATGGGACATAAGGAAACAAGCATTAGTTGGACTTAAATTAGTTGACTTGTGTATCAAAAGCACAGGCTTGTGTCAGTTGAAACCCGTTAGAGAACGTAAAGATAAAACAGTTAACTATTTAGTCTTGAAGCCAGAAGTAGAACAAAAAATTAAAGATAACTCGTTTCAATGTAGTGTACTTACACCATATTACAAAGCTATGGTCGTACCACCTAAACCATACACTACTCCTTTCAATGGTGGTTTCCATAACGAGTATTTAGCTAAACAGCCATTAATTAAAACTCACGATTATACTTATCTACATACGTTAGATAACGAGAAACTAAAAGATTTTTATGATGCAGTTAATCATTTACAATCTGTACCATTTAAAATTGATAAAGATATGTTTGATGTATTTAAAAATATATGGGACAATAATTTAAGGTTAGGTAAGTTTCCCGATAGAGAAAGTTTATTAGATGAAAAAGGTAAACCAAAAGGTATTTATCGTGACCCAAAAGTTGATGAGATATTAGAATTAAGAATAAAATATAAACGTGATTTAAATAGAGTATATAATGATGAGATTGCACGTTCATCAAAAGTATTAAATACACTTGTAGCAATAGACCTTGCGATAGAGTATTTAGAATTTGAAAGAATATACTTTGCCATCTTTGCTGATAAACGAGGTAGATTGTATTGTATGGGAACTACCATCACCTACCAAACGGATCAAAAGATTAAGTCGTTAATTACCTTTGCAAACTCTGAACCACTTAACGAGGTAGGAAAGTATTGGTTATATGTTCACGCCTCTAACACTTGGGGTAATGATAAAGTTTCTTATGGAGAACGATATAAATTTACAGAAGATAAATTAGACGAGTTTATTAGCTACGCTGATGCACCTTTGGACAACAAAGGTTGGAACTTCGCAGATAAACCTATGGAATTTCTTAATACCTGTATGCACCTTAAACGACTTAAAAAAGAAGGGCTGGGCTACTCCTGTAATTTACCTGTGTCTATGGACGCAACCTGTTCAGGATTGCAGGTGCTTTCTATTTTAATGAGAGACGAAAACACCGCAAGAAAAGTGAACGTCTTACCGAGTACAGAACCACAAGACATTTACTCGGCAGTTGCAGAAAAGGTAAAAGCAGAAGTTGAAAGAAAAGCACAAGAGGGATCACGAGAAGCTAATCGTTGGTTGCAATTTGGTATCACAAGGAAGATTGTGAAGCGAAATATTATGACCTATGTGTACTCGTTAAAACCTTATGGTGCACGTCAACAAATTTTTGATGAATATAAAAGTATAATAGAATTTAATCCCGATAAAAAAGTTTTAGCAGATGACGGATTTAGTGATTGTCGTTGGTTAGCTAAAATTGTTTGGGATAAAATGGAACAAGAGATAGACCTTGAAGCACAATTAATGAAGTGGTTTCAAGATTGTTCAAAGTTGTTTGCACAAGCAAATATGGTAATGAAATGGACTACACCTATGGGTTTTCCTGTAGAAATGGACTACAGATATTTAATACCATTTAAAGTAAAGACAGCGATTAGTGGTTCATTAGTTTATACAACATATAGACGAGAACTAAATCGTAAAGATTCTAGGAAATATTCTTCAAGTTGTAGCCCAAACATTGTTCACAGCTTGGACGGAGCAATTTGTCAGGGAGTTGCATTGTATTGTAAAAATGCTGATAATCCTATTAATGATTTGTTAATGGTACACGATAGTTTTGCAACCAATCCTAATCGAGTTGACCAGTTACACCAGATTATTAGACAAGTCGTTATAGACCTATTTAAAACGGACTATTTAGAAATACTTTATAACGACTGGAGCTCCCAGCTTCCAGAAAAGCTACGAACTCGTTTAACAAGACCACCACAACAAGGTAATTTAGACATCAACGAGATTGCGAAGTCTAAATATTTTTTTAGTTAATAGAAAGGACATAAAATGAAACTATTTGTATATGGTACATTAAAGAAAGGATATGGATTACACCACGTGTTATCTAAAAGTTTAAGGATAGGAGATTACATTACAAAACAAAAAGGTTTTAGAATGACAGGATTTTGGTATCCATTTATATTTAGAGATAAGACTTCTAAATTTTCTATAAAAGGAGAACTTTATGATGTTGACCAAAATGATTTTAGAACAGCAAATCGTATTGAACTTGGTGCGGGATATAAACTAGAAGAAATTGACAAAGATGTTTATGGCTATGTATATCCTACAAAAGTTAATGACTTATCAATTTCTGTAATTAAAAATACGAAAGATAATTATTATGAGTGGCGATCAACGTCCGATATGCCAAAAGTGCAAGAAACGTAAATCTGTAATAATAATTTATAAAATATTATTTTGTGCAGAATGTGCATTAAAAAAATTAGGATTACAAAAATGGAACTAATTATACTAGACGATGGTATATATTCTCTTGTCAAAGTGACAAAAGAAATGATGAAACAAATCGAACTCTTTAGTAAAGTAGATTGTTTTGATCTATGCGATATAATAAGATTAAAACTTACCACATTTAACGAGTTTGCTAATAGACACGTTATGAATGATGGAAGTGGAGATTTTTATGGTTGTATCTGTAGATAATTCACAAGGACTACAAACTTTGGGGTTCTCTTGGAGGTAAAACACATATGATAAACGAAAAGCAAATACATACGACACCTGTTGGAGTTGCAAATTATCCTTATATTTTTAAGGCAGATACGCAATTTGAAAAAGCAGGAGTATTTTCAGTTAAGTTAGTTTTAAACGATGAAGATGCTAAACCAATTATAAAACTTTATGAGGAAACGTTGAAAGCACGTCAAGACAAAGAAAATACTGACAAGCGATCAGCACATAATCAATACAAAGTTTTAAAAAGTGGTGGTATTGAGTTTAAATTTAAACTGAAAAACAAGGTAACAATGAGAGACGGAACTGACTTCGAGCAAAGACCGAAGATTTTAAATGCCGACAAAACTATTGCACAGGAACAACCCGTGTATAGTGGCAGTAAAATGAAGATCGCCTTTCAAGCTGTGTCTTGGCACAATAACTTACAAGGAGTTGGCGTAACTTTAAGAATGAAAGCCGTACAATTAATTGAAGTTGTTGCAGAGAAACCAAAATCAAATGGAGAAGAAAAAACTTCTGATTATGATTATGGTTTTAGTGCAGAGAAAGTTTCCAATGTACCTAAACGGAAAAAAGAAGAACCTGTTTCGCAAGAAGCGGACTTCTAGTTATCGTAGTGGGCTTGAAGAAAACGTTATTAATAATTTAAAACAAAGGAATATTAGTTTTAAGTACGAACAACGTGTTATAGGCTACTTTAAGCCCGCCACGAAACATAAGTATACCCCTGATATAGAATTAGAGAATGGTATACTTATAGAAATAAAAGGTTTTTTTAAAAGAGAAGATAGGAAAAAACATTTATTAGTAAAAGAACAGAACCCAAAGTTAGACATAAGATTTATTTTTGGAAACTCTAAAAATAAAATTTATAAAGGTTCTAAAACAAGTTATGCAGATTGGTGTCTTAAACACGGATTTGTATTTGCTGATAAAATTATACCTAACGATTGGATAACGAGGAAGGATTATGAAAATACAAAGATCAACAGAAGAATGGAATAAGATAATAAAAGAAAAAGACGATAGAATACTTTTGTTAGAAACAAAGCTAACAAATATGGTAAATAAAAATCGTGCTTTATATTCTCACATTAGAAGCGTTAATGATGTTAATGATGCACACCAAAAATTAAACGGAGTGTTGCAGAGAAAATTATCTGAAGTAAATAATAAATTTGAAAAGATGCAAAAAGATCGCCTAAACGCAGGAAGACAGGCGGGATATGACGAGTAATGATAGTGAGTTTGTTAAACACTTACCGTGTACGACTTGTTCATCTAGTGACGGAATGGCTCTCTACTCTGACGGTCACACTTTTTGTTTCGTGTGCAATACTACTACTAGGGGGACTAATAATAATATGGTGGCTACAAGCAATACTCGGGGAGATTTACTACAAGGCGAAGCGATTAGTTTACCAAAAAGAAAACTTACTTTGGAAACCTGTACGAAATGGGATTACAAAGTTGCACAAGTTAATAATGAGCCTGTTCAAGTAGCAACATATTACGATAAAAAGAAACGACCTGTATTTCAAAAATTAAGATACAAAGATAAACAATTTAAAACACTTGGAGATATAAACCAAGCTACTTTGTACGGACAAAATCTGTGGAATGGTGGTGGTAAAATTTTATGCGTTTGTGAGGGCGAAATAGACACTTGTAGTTTATCTCAATTATTTAATCACAAATATGCAGTTGTTGGAATACCTAATGGAGTTAACGGGGCAGTTAAGTCGTTAAAGAAGCAGTTAGAATTTATTGAAAGTTATGAATCTGTAATTTTCTTTTTTGACCAAGATGATGCAGGTCAAGAATGTGCTAAAAAATGTGCAGAACTATTATCAGTTGGTAAAGCAAAAATAGCTTCGTTTGATTTAAAAGATGTAAACGAAATGTTAGTACACGGATTAGGTGCTGATGTTATAAAAGCTATGTGGGAAGCGAAGACTTACCGACCTGATGGTGTAGTTGCAGGTGAAGAACTTTGGGAAGTAATTAAAAAAGAAGATGAGAAAGCAACAGCTTTTTATCCATACGAAGGACTAAACAGAAAACTATTTGGTATTAGAAAAAGAGAAATAGTAACAATATGTGGTGGTTCAGGTATTGGTAAGTCGTTAATGACTAAAGAGATTGCTTACTCTTTGATACAAAAAGGTAAAAGGATAGGAATTATATCTCTTGAAGAAAGTTTAAAAAGAACTTGTGAGGGTATATTAGGATTACATTTAAATAAACCTATTCACATAAATAGAGATGATGTTTCTGAAACAGAATTAGAACAAGCATACAAAGAAACAATAGGTAATGGTAATGTATTTTTATATGACCATTGGGGTTCTGTAGAAGAAAACACAATATTAAATAAAATAAAATATTTTGCTAAAGCATTAGATATAGAATATTTATTTATAGATCACATATCAATTATTGTTAGTGGATTAGAAACTAATGATGAAAGAAAAACTATTGACTTGTTAATGACAAAGTTAAGAGCATTAACAGAACAATTAAATATAGGTGTTATAATTATTTCTCATTTAAAAAGACCAGAGGGAAATAAAGATCATACTGATGGTTTAAAAACTTCATTAGGACAATTAAGAGGTAGTGCGAGTATTGCACAGTTAAGTGACATTTGTGTTGGTGTAGAAAGATCACTTTCAGATCAAGAGAATGGTAAAAAAACTTTAGTTAGAATTTTAAAAAATAGATTTGCAGGGATTACAGGTATTGGTACAACATTACTATATAATCCAGAAACAGGAAGGTTATTAGAATATGAACAAACCAATAATTTTTGATATAGAAACTAACGGGTTAAATCCCTCGAAGGTACATTGTCTAGTTTTACAAAAAGATGGAGAAGAAATTTCGTTCGTTGGACGGGATATACCGAAAGGTATTGATCTACTTGCTGACAATTTAATCGTGGGACATAACGTAATTAAGTACGACCTTCCTGTACTTAAACGTTTGTATGACTACAATCACAGCCCTGATTTAGTACACGATACTCTATGTTTAAGCCGTCTTATCTACCCTGACATCGCAAATAGCGTAGATTATAAGTTGTTAGCAAGTGATCGCATTGAAAGAACATCTGTTGGTAAACATAGTTTAAAAGCTTGGGGTCAAAGATTAAATTTTCATAAAGGAGATTTTGCAGAGATAAATACATTTGATATATTTACTCCTGCTATGCTTGAATATTGTATTCAAGATGTCAAACTTACATCATTACTTTATAAAAAATTATTAGAAAAAGGATTTAGTCAAGAAAGTATAGATTTAGAACACGAAGTAGCAAACATTTTAAAACAACAAGAGGAAAAAGGTTTTGCCTTTGATGAAGTAAAAGCAAAAGAATTACACGTTAAATTATTAGGTAGAACTCACGATCTTAAATTAAGTTTAGAAACTAGATT